TGATTGTATAAGTTGTTGCACCTGTAGTTGTAGCAGTAAATGATTTATGCATTTTAACTGTTGTAATATTAGATAGTATTGCTGTGTCTACTTTGTTTATTGTTTCAATAAATTTAGAGTGTCTAAACAAACCATCAAACTGTCCTAGATTATTTGTATTAAATGTTGTAATTGCTGAACTTACTAAAGCTTTAATACTATCGCTTGTTTTAGTTGTAGATTTTGCGTCATACTTAACATCTACATTTAGTTGTAAAGATGTTGTTTCTGGATCTTGTATAATTGGTGTAATACTTGCTACGTTAAAATCTTTTAGTTGGGTGATAATGTCTGTCTTTTTTGCTTCTGTTAATGTTGCACCTGCAACAGGATTGATTGAAATATATACTCGACCATAAACAGGTGTATCATTATCTTCACCACCCCAAACAGAAACAGATTTTGCATTAGTATATATTTGTTTTACTTTACTTGCATAATCATTTGTTGTAACTGTTCTATTTTGTGAAGCATATTGTTTTGGTGCGTTAAAACGAATACTGTCAGGTGTCTCTGGTTGAGCACCATTTGCTGAATTAGTTGCAGTTGTGATTGTAACATTTGAAAAACCTCCAAGATTACCAGATAAACTAAATGAACTTGCACCATTACTTTCTTCAGCACTTGTTACGATATAAGATAAAGTAACTATATTACCTGTTGATAAAGCTGCACCAAGAACACCATCACCAAATTTAACCTCATATTGATTATCTTCAGCACCTTCAAGATAATAAATTTTTGATGTTGAAGTAATGTCCGCTAAATCAGTTGCAAGTGTATATGTGCTTGTTGTACTATCACTTGAACTATTTTGTACTGTTACTTTTAATGTGGTTGTATCTGCTAAATCATTTTGAATTAAAAACCTCTGGTCAGCATTTGTGGTATCTACGGTAAATTTATTATCTACCAGAGTTCCTTCATAAACAGGTAAACTAGAAAAAGTATAAACACCATCAGCAGGTGTAATAGTTGTAGCGTCTTTTACCAAATAATTATAAGATGTGCCATCAACCGTTGTGGTAAAAGTTGTGCCACGAGCAGCAGTTAGTGTTGAACCAGTTGCATTGTTAACTACAACATTTAAAAAGGCAACAGGTGATGTCGCACTTCTTGGAGTGTACCCAACATGTTTAGCATGAGAGACAATACTGTTTCGTAAATCAGCACTATCTAAAAACATTTCGTTAGCAAGAACGTTTGCATACACAGCATTGTAATGAGTATTGTAAGCAAGAACATCTAATAAGGTAGATAAAGTTGAACCTTCGAAATCATAATCTGTTAATTGATCTTGCTGTTTTAAAAATGTTTTAAGATTATTTTTGATGCCATCAAAATCTAAATCTGTGACGTTTATTCTTTTTGCCATTCTATCTACTTCTTTCTAATAGTGTAGTAAGTGTGACTAACTCACCTGGTACATTTACTACACGAAAACTTATCGTAACCTCATATGCGTTACTATCTAATTCTGGTCTAGCGTCAACAGATATTAGTTGTGCCCTAGGTTCAAAATTAGTTACGACTTCACCTATAACTCTTTTTAGAGATTGTGCTGTGATAGGATCTAAAGGTTCAAATAAAAGTTGTGATACACCTGATCCTATTTCAGGACGAAAAGGTCTCTCATAATGATTAGTTAATATGAGATTTTTTACTGATTGTTTTACTGCGTCAATATCTTTTTTGACAATAACATCTTTAGTTGCTGCATTTTTCTCGAAAGATAATGCGATATCTCTATAAAGTCTAGTTGATCTAGAACTTGCATTAGTACGAGAAGCGTCTGTATAACCTGATTGTAGTATTGCCATGATAACTATTTATCATGTTATCCTGCATTTACGTTAGAAGAACCTGAGATTGTATGACCACAAGAAGCGGCGTCACCTGATCTAGATACACCTATACCATTTGCGAATACGGTGGTTGAACCACCTACCATTGGTGGCGTAGGTGAGTGAGGTGAAACACCATGAGACGCAACTTTGTCACCAATGCGAACTACACCTGACCCATTTGCATTAACATTACCACTACCCTCTATTGCAACACCACCAGCGATGTCAACACCATTTCGTGCAACACCTGGCATTAACCTTGACCACGACTTCTAGTATGCTGTCTTCTCTTATGTTTGTTCTTGGGTCTTGATCTAGGACTATTACCTATACTTGTTCTTTTCTTAGGTCCTCTAGAATAGTTATTGTTTATACTTAAACCTCTAGCCATCTAACAACCTGTATCACTTGCATGTTCACAATTCATACAATCACATGATTGACATGAACCGCCATGACCACAATGACACCCATGACCACAATGAATACAATCACCCATTTACTTTTTTCCTTTTTTCTTTGTAGTTTTCTTTTTCTTCTTTTTCTTAATCACTGGTGCCTTTTTAGTCTTTGTTTTAGTTACCAAATTCTTTTTATTCACACCCCATAATGCGTTCCACATATCTAAAATCTTCATAAAATCTCCATTTCATGTGCGAACAAACCCAGAACAAACTGGGCAGGATTGTCGCACCCTAGTTAAGTCATTGAAAAATAACACTTTTAATTTTCAATATATGCTGAATAATCCTTGACTTTCAAGGCGTATCCGTATATGATATATTTATATATGAACAAAGAAAGGCACATTATGAATATACCTACTAAAAACGAAATGTTTGCTGAGTTTGCAAACTGTAAAAACATTGACGAAAGAATTGAATATGTTAAATCAATCCGTGACGTTGATGTGAATAACACTCTTAACATTGAATATAACAATATTATCACCAAGTTATATTCTGATAAACAATCACAAGAACAATAATACGAAAGGACTATATTATGACTACTTTAAATGACGTACTAAAATTTATTCAAACTGAACCTGATTGGGGTCCTAACTACAGCAACATCATTGTTGCTTCACTTAAGGCTCGTAGAAAATCTGACGCCTTAAAAATTAAGTCTTCTCTTTCAGTAGGTTCTAAAGTTGGTGTTGCTGGTAGAACGCAATACTGGTTAGGAACTGTAACCAAAGTTATGAAAACTAGATGTGCTGTAACTAACAGTAATAATGGTTTATCTTATAGTGTGCCTATGTCAATCATAGATGTAAAGGAGGCTGCGTAATGAACGTACATATAGAATTTGCTGTCACCCCAACACCAGGACCTGTTTGGGGTAAACTTGATATGGTACACATATCTATACCAAAAAGAAAATTTAAAACTATAAAAGATGTTTATGATAAGTGGTATGAAAAAACAGGTAACCATGCAAAGAAAATTAAAATGATTAAAGAAAAGGTTGTATTATGATAATTAAAGTTGGTGATGTCGTTGAAGTGAAACGAGGTATGGGTTCTATTCTTCGTGACGCTAAGATAGACAATATACAAATTAAATGTACAGACGATTATGAAGCGTCTGTTATGCAAGTTGATTTAAACAAAAATTTTGAAGGCACGATTACTTATGAAGATGTGACCTTTGATAATGCCGAAGGCAATATGCATTGGGCTTACTTCAATCAAATCAAAGTTGTATAAGAAAAGTCTTTTAGAAAAAATTTTAGTATGTAAAGGCAAAGCAGATAAGCTTGCCATGCGTGATCCTCGTAATGTGAAAGAATTGAAAGACCGTATCGTGTGGGAAAGATTAAAAAAAATTCTAACCCACAGATACGGTCGTTATACTGATTAGCCTCTAACTTCTTCCGTTGCCTCAGGTGCCGCTAGTTCTTCTTCAAGAATATCTAACTCATCTTTAGCGTCAGGCATTTCAATTGTGATTTTTGGTACAGGCACTTCGTCTATAACGTTAAGTGTCTGTTCACCGTAATAATGTCCTAACCAAAAAGCACCAATAACAATCAAAACATATAGTAATCGTTTGAAGCGATTTTTAGTTATATCTCTCATGGCTTATGCCTTCCATCTGTTCCAGAGATTTGCAGCCACCCATGCAATCAGACCCCATTTTACTAGAGCCATTGGTGCAAGAATGCCTGTGAACAAGCATATGATTAAAAGAATTAATCCGTAATCTTTCCATGCGTCAATATTTTTTATCCATTTATCCATGAATTTTCTCCTTTGTTAATTTTATTTAGAACGTAAACTTTGTGCCTACTGAATAGTGTTGTAGGTCTGTGCCAGTATCTAAATCATCTTGTTGCATTTCTGCATAGACGGTTAGGCTGTCTGTCATGCCATGGCTTAGACCATATGTCATGTAAGTTCCAGTTCCTTCTTTATCTCCGTAACCTACTGTAATTGCTTTCCAACCAATTGTTGCTTCCATACCTGTTAGGTCGTTTGCTTGATCTTTGATTGTATAAGTTGAAGCGATTGTAATATCGCCTACAGTAGTTGAAGCGCCAGCGCCCCAATATGAGATATCATTTACTACATCATCCGCATATCCTACTGAAACATCAGCACCCATGATAGAATGAGAAAGCGTACCTTCCCACATATCAATGCCATCTTGTCCAGCAGAACCATCAATCATAGCCATGACACTTAAAGAGCCATTGTCTAGTTTGATTGTATTAGATGATCTGTCGCCATATTTAAATACAGCGTTAGAGCCATACACTTCAAAGTTTCCAGTTTTAGAAACCCATGAGTGTCCTTGTCGACCCACAGTAATTGCAACACCGTTGTTGTCTAGACCAACATATGCTAGTCTGGAATCAAATGTATCGCTACCACTATCGTCAACGTCTAACCCTACCTCTAGTTTTGCAATACCATTTAGTGAACTACCTTCAATGCTTGGTTCGATTATATCAATACCAATCTTTGAGCCATTGTTCTCTAACTTGTCGTATGCAACGCCAGAAGAATTTTCATCATGCGAGTATTTGTAGTTTAACGTACCATACGGCTTTATCTCAGCTGCCGCTGCACCATAAGTGAACAGCAACAAAGCTACTGCCGTAAGAGTAATTAATCTTAACATGTATTCTCCTATTTTTGTGATTATATCTATAATCAATCCCAGGACGGGATTTAACGTATACCTCGAATATTATTCATACATTATTATTTAGTCAATACGAAACCATTGGTCTTTAATTATTTGATCTAATTCTTGGCGACCCTTTTCAGTTAACCAATCTACAATTTTATAAGCACTTATATGAGTATACCCATTTCGCTTCGCCCATATTATTCTTCGACCACCACATTGATATTTCCGAAAAACTCCATTCGATTTAAGGTCACGAATAATTACAGGATACAGTAAACCTTTTTGATCCATATCCGAGAAAAGTTCTTTGTACGGTATCTCATACTTATCCGCATAGTCTGTCCATTGATCGACTGGTACTTGATCCCACTTGTATGTCAGTGTTGATAAGTCGGCTTCGACTAACAGATTAGGATAGTTTACATTTTTCGCTGTGAGAATATTTTTTCCAATAGTCATTTGATTGTGTATAATTAAAAACTTTTTCCCAGGCTGCTTGATCTGGTATGTGGTAACAATCTATGTGAGTGTATCCTCTTGATTTAGCATACCATACTCTTTGATGACCGACAGATACCTCATAGGCATTGTACGATATAATGATAGGATGAAGCATACCGTGTTGGTCAAGTTCTTTCAGTAAGCATTCGAGACGAAACCTTGCATCGGCTTCCATGTTTCGTGTATCGTAATCTATGAAGTTGCCGAGTTGTCCGAGATGGTAGACTTGATGATATTCGGGAAACTCTATGTGTCGTGCTTTAAGCACTTTATGGTCAATGGTCATATGTATATAGTAAGTTAGTCATTCAAAACGAGCAAAAAAATTTTTTTATTTTTTTCATACTACATTATGTATTTTATATAGTCAAAAGATACTAAATGAAACCCGCTCAGTTTTGACGGGGGGTGGTTTACGTTGCGAGTAATACTAACAATACAACAACGGTAAGTGCTGCTGCTTGAAACAATATTCTTAATCGCATTAACTTATTACTGTTATCTTTGTTAAACTTACCATTGACTGCCATGGCGATTACACCTACTGTTACAACAATCGCTGCACATATCATAAAAATAAAAATCACTATACTCATTTCCATTTACCTTTCATTACTTGTTGTCTTTTTTGTTCTTGTCTTTTATATATCGAGACTGTCCACAGAAAAGGAAACGCAATCAGTGGTATAGTTGTAATGAGAAAGAATACGACTGCACCATTGATGTGTTCGTGATATACAGATATTGCCAGTATCACCGATAGTATGATCAGAACAATACTTATATTGAGACGAGTGATATATTGTTTCATATACTGAAAGATGTACCACAACCACAAGAAGATTTAGCACTTGCATTACTAAATTTAAACGTTGCACCAAAGTCATCTTTGTTATAATCTATTTCTGTACCAGTCAGATACAATTCAAACATTTTGTGTACGAGTAACATGTCATCTATGATATGATCGTCTCTTGTATAATCATCAGCGAATGACCATTCGTATTCATAACCTGCACAACCGCCCGCCTTGACATCTAGTCGCACAAATTCTTTATTATGTTTTTTTCGTAAGTCTCTTAAATGCTCGTATGCGTTATCTGTTAATGTTATATTCATATAATTATTTAGATAGTGTCTATTGCATTTATAGATTAGAAAAGGTCGCTCAGTTTTGACGGGTACCCTAGTTTAGATTAATAGGGGTACCATCTATATCTACTTCACCACCACTATCAATTAATATCTTATCACCAGAAGATACAGTAACCTTATTACTAGCGTCAAGTCTAAAGTTATCACAAGACATATTAATATCATCATTACTAAAGATATTTACATTACCGTTTATATTCATATTCAACGCACCAGAACGAACCATGATATTAAAGTTAGCGCCTTCACCAATCTCTATATCGTAGTTATTACCAGACGCACCAAGTTTATTTACTTTCAGTTTCAAAGACTTATCAATCGTTTCAATACTATCACCTTCTACGAGAGAAGACTTATCACTAGAGACAACCTCAAACATCTTACTTACAATATGAGAAACGTAAGTACCATCATTACTATATTCTTGATACGAACCAGCACTATGAGTTATAGCTATACGCTGATGGTCAGTCGTATCGTCAAACTCTAGCAAGTGGCCTTTTTCTGTAGAGTACACATGGTTACTTGGATACGTTGGCTTATACGTGCCGTTTACTACAAGTGGTTCATCAAAGGTACTGCCAGTTGACTGGGCGACTGCTAGATTGTCACCTACTGTGGTTATCTCAAATCCGTCAAAGTCTGCACTAGGCACACTGGTCTTTCTTATATTGTCACGAGCAACTGGGCCGGCGGCCGTAAGACTGCCTCTAGCATTCTCATGTACATCTGATACATTGACTGCTTTTGGATATGTGTTGTTTGGATCTGTAAAACCTACTGTTGCATAGTTGGCTGATTTACTGTTAGGTATACCCGGGAGGCCGCCTATGATATATGGCTCTTGCATATCATCATCAAAGAAACCTACTAGCACCCATGTGCCCTCTACAAAGAAAGACGGAGTAGTGCCAAGGCCGGAGTTACTGCCATCATGTGATAGCACTGTGGCCCATGGTAGATCCGCTGTGGGTAGCAATACCTTGTCCTCTGTGTGGATACCCA